CAAGAAGATGGTGCGTCCCGATATGTACGGCATCGTTGTCGTCCAGGGTCTCCTAGGACAGGCCGGCGCTACTAGTTAAAAAACTAGCATAGCAAAATAAATGTAAAGCCTCCTTCTTCGGAAGGAGGCTTTCGTTTTACTCGACTACTTATAAGTGCGAGTCGAAAGACTCGTCCCATGTTTAATGACATGATTACAAATGGAGGGTTATAAAAATGGGAACCAAAAGAGTAGGCTTGGCGAGAACCCAAGCATTAATTCAGAATTTAAAGAGAGAGTTGACAATGGGAGGGGCCACGACTCGGCTCTTCAAACCTGGCCAGCCGCAGAAGCAGACATATGTCTTTAAGTGGACTTATGGTACGGATACGGCTACTGCCGCAGAGCACAACTTAAAGGACCCCCTCGGAAATAGTTTATCTCTTCCGGTTGGTTTTATGGTAACAGGTGGGTGGCTAGAAGTTATCGATGCTGTAACTTCGGATGCTTCGGCTACGCTCATCGTGGGGACTCAAGGAACTTCTAATGATCCCAATGGGTTCGTTACGTCCATCGGGAAAGCTTCTTTAACCGCTAACTCTGTGCATCCTTTCGATGGTGCCCTTGCACACAACACCACTGCGGCTGGCAAACGCATTGTTACCACGGCGGATCCGGTTTCTATCACTATTGGTACCGCCGCTCTTACTGCCGGCAAGTTCTATGTTTATGTGGAAGGCTATCAAGATATGGGTTGAGATAATTAAAATATATTTTTATATTTATCCCCCTTTCCTTTTGGATTGGGGGGTTTTTTCTTTTGAAAAACTATATGGGGGCGAATTTTTTTCGCCTCCAATTTTTTGAGATTTTCGGTTTCGTGAGAATAGTACTAATTACTATACAACCAAGGAGTTCCCCATGGGAAAGAAAAGAAGAATGAAAACCAACCCAAAGTTTAGGAGGAAGCATGATACCCATCCGAGGATGAAGGCGTTGTATGGTGCCATGGCGCCCACATCTCCCCCTTCTGTTGTTACAGAACCAGCAGAAGTGGAAGCTACTCTTAATACTGTCTTAGAGGAAGAAATAATTGAAGAAGCCCCCGAAGTTGTGGTTATTCAAGAACCTGTTCAAAAGACGATAAAGAAGGCGATTAAGCGCACTCGTTCCAAGAAGAGGAAAGCTTCAACAACTAAACGCTCTTCTTAATATATCTTCCTCACAAGAAGCCCCCAGATTCATAGGGGTTTTGTTTTAGTGATCACTAATTAAAAGGGGAGACGTATATAGATGCCGACTAACTTACAACCAAGGTCACAGACAAGCACTGTGATTTTAACAAAAACGGGATCAGCAGCCCTTGTTACGGCAGCAGTGCCGTTTGGGGTTTATACCGGTTCGCTAGAGTTTTTAACAGGTGCGAGCGCCCAGGTTGCATACGTTTATAAGAAGCTCGGCGGTGATGTTGTTGATATTGAGTTAACTCCGGCAAATGTGTATGCTGCATATGAAGAAGCAGTTTTAGAATATTCTTACATCATCAACCTTCATCAAAGTAAAAACATGCTCTCCGATGTGCTGGGGAATACCACGGGTACTTTCAATCACCGCGGCGAGTTGGAGGCCGGCACATTATCATCTAGTTTAGGGGGTGGCAGCGTCGCCCTTAAATACCCACGGTATCAGTTTGAATATGCGCGCAATGTTAGCGACGGGCTCGTATCTGCGGGGGGAATGGGAGGCACGGTGCCTCAATATTCGGCTTCATTTCAGCCAACGACGGGTGAGCAGGATTATGATTTACAAGCGATTATTTCTGCATCCTCAGCCGATGGTGTTAATGATGCGGGCACTGTCGTACCATTTAATGATAAAGTAGGCGACAAGCGTATTATAGTCACCCAAGTGTTTTATAAATCTCCACGAGCCATGTGGAGGTTCTACGGTTATTATGGCGGTATTGGTGTTGTAGGTAATTATTCAACTTATGGACAGTTCGCTGACGATGCGACATTTGAGATTATTCCAACATGGCAGAATAAAATGCAAGCTATTATGTATGAGGATTCTATTACGACAAGAACTTCTAATTATGCCTATGAAATTATCAATAACAAGTTGCGCCTTTATCCCAACCCAAGTTACTGGGATTTCGGGGGCCTTGAAAGAATTTGGGTAAGATTCTACGTCGACAATGATGCTTGGGATGAAGACGATAATTATAGGTCGGGAGTTAATGGTGTTAATAATGCCAACACAATTCCGTTTGACAATCTTCCATATAAAAACATCAATGCTATTGGAAAACAGTGGATTAGAAAGTATTGTTTGGCGTTGTGCAAAGAAATGCTCGGCCAAATTCGAGGTAAATTTAGCACATTACCCATTCCAGGGGAGAGCGTGACTCTCAACCATGCAGAATTGCTAAGCCAAGCAAAAGACGAACAAACTGAATTGAAAGACAAACTAAGAGAACTGTTGAAAGAGATGGAATACACTGAACTAGTCAAGTTGGATGGTGAGAAAGCTAACGCAACAGTGGAGGTGCTTAAAAACTCGCCTTTGCCAATATTTGTGGGGTAATAAATGATGTCAGATAAATGGAATAAGCCAACTGCGCCCCCACCCCCTCTATTTCTTGGTGAAAAAGAGCGAGATTTAGTAAAACAGATAAATGACGAATTGATCGAGAAGGTAATCGGTCAGCAAATTCTTTACTATCCTGTTGATTTGGAAAGAACTCACTTTCATGAATTGTATGGGGAAGCGATTAAAAAAACGTTTCTACCCCCCGTTCGAGTGTTTGCGTTGGTGGAGTTTACAACGTTTGAAACAACATACATGGAAGGTGTCGGTGTGGATAAGGTTTGGGAAATTAATGTGCATTTTCATAAACGCAGATTAGAGGAAGATCAAAACATGTACATTCGTGAAGGCGATTTTGTGTTATATGGTGAAACATATTACGAAATAGTGAAACTAGTTCAGAATAAACAATTATTTGGACAGGTAAGTCACATTTTTGAAATATCAGCTGTCTGTAAGAGAGCCAGGAAGGGGTTATTCGATGCTACCTGAGAATTTTGACTTTGCTATGTTGCCTGACAACAAGCCAGAGATTACATTAAAAGAATTGGGCATGCGCGCCTCGACTATTGAAAACATAGATTATGCGATTACTTCATGGTTAAAAGAAGATTTGGACCTAATGGCCACCACCAACGAAGGTTTCGTTAAAGTGCCGGTTCTTTGGCAAGTTCCCGAAAGATCGTTTCAAATCAAGAACAAAAAAGAATTAAGAGACGATTCTGGCGCCCTAAAGTTGCCATTAATAAGTATCGAAAGAACGGGGATTATAAAAGACCCGAATAGAAAAGGTTCATTTCAAGCACATTTATATTCCGAGGATAAAAACGGCAGAAGTGGTCGCGTTGTTATCGCCAAAAAGATAGTCCAGGATAAGACCAGAAACTTTGCATCAGTGCCTGCTATGCGAGATTTGCAGACAGGCGGTACCGAGCAACTTTATTATCCGAGAGTCAATAAAAAAGTCGTTATTAAAAGCCTCTCCATTCCGATTCCTGTTTATGTTAACATTGATTATAAGATTATTATTAAAAGCGAATACCAACAACAAATGAATGATCTTTTGGTGCCATTTATGGCGCGAACAGGCCAAATTAATGCTTTCACCATGACCAGAAACGGCCATTTGTATGAAGCATTCATTGATCAAGGATTTACCCATTCCAATAATGTTAGCAACCTCGCCGAAGACGTGCGAATGTATTCTTCTGAGGTAACAATTAGAGTGTTGGGATATCTTATTGGGGAAAATGATAACGACGACCGCCCCATCATAAGAATTCACGAGAATGCGGTGGAGATAACTTTCCCCAACGAAGGAACAGTTCCTGAGGGTATTGGCGACTTTTTTCTTTAGTTCGACTAGTTCAGGACATACTTTTGAGATTAAAAATACTACTTAATTAATGATTAGGTCGCTATTTACACCTATTTTGGTAAGAGGAACTCAATAATGTCAGTTAAAAGTTTTAAATTTGTATCTCCTTGAGTGTTTATCAATGAGATTGATAACTCCTTTATCCCCAGAACTCCTGAAGCAATCGGCCCCGTCGTCATCGGAAGAGCGCGCCGCGGCTTAGCAATGCAACCCCTAAAGGTTGAATCTTATTCAGATTTTGTCGAAGTGTTCGGTGATACAGTGCCCGGCATGGGAGGTGGAGATATCTCTCGCCATGGCAACTACCAATCTCCAATGTATGGAACTTATGCGGCAAAAGCGTTCCTGAACGCAAATGTTGCCCCTCTTACTTATATCCGTTTGCTAGGACAGCAAACTTCAATTGGCAATACTGCAGGTGGCGATGCGGCCGCCGGCTGGAAAACTCAAAAGGATCCGGATGCGGTGATCGCCGACAACGGCGGCGCCTACGGACTTTGGGTATTCACATCTGGTTCGGATACTACTGGCGCTATCATAGGTACAGGCAGTCTTGCTGCTATTTGGTATGTTAGTCAGGGCACTATTTATCTTAGTGGCGCCACCTATGGAGGAGAGATACCACTTGGCGCCGATGGTACTGTATTCAATGGAACTACCGGCTCCAACAACGTTATTATTGGGTCTGATGCTGATACCGATCTTTGGACAGTCGTTATTAGTGGGGGCATCGGCCAAGAAGAAAAAATTAGCTTTAGTTTAGACG